TTGATGCTGGTCTCAAACCAAATGTGCTTGCCGGCAGCCGGAACGAATGCAGCCTTAATACGTTGAAGGTTCGCACCCTGGACCTGAGTTGTGCTGTTGCTGTCCACCTCAAGCACGCCGGATGCAGCGGTACTGATCGCCGCCGCGCCGGTTGTCGATTGCGTCAACAGGTAGTCGCCCGTCGTTGCGGTCGCGTCGTAGGATGTAAAGTCCTCATTCAGGAACACACCGATAGACGGGTCATGCATCCATTCCAATAGCGGAGCGGTTTTCCACATATTAGATTGGAAGTCCGACGACAGGGACGGGTCGTAAAACGATGACCGCCCGGCCGGTGTAAGGTTGCCTTGGGTTGACATAGTGCCTCCTTAGACGATCGCCGTTGCGGTCGGCGTGTGACGCGGCTTGCCCATGACGATGATCACACCACCGAGGACCGGACTGTTGACAACCTCTACGGCCGCGAGGCGAACATACCCGTACCCGTTGCTCGACAGTTCGTCGGCCTGTGCCTCGATGGCATAGATTTCCGAACTGCCGGCACCCGTAGCAAACCCGGCAGCCGCAGCTGCCGTTACTGCCCCTTCCGTGTCGCCAGTCGTGATCGCCCGGTAATGGAACGGGATCGCAGAAGTGTTAGTCGGCGTAACGTCGTCGCACGCCTCCACGGTGATCGTCGATGTACCCGTCGTGCCGACGCCCTTGTAGATCACGAACATGACCGACTCGTGGCCCTGCATGTTGACCACATCGGACGCGACAGTTCCGGCAAACGCATCCGCAACGGGGTCAAGCCCCTTCACGAGATGCAGGTTTTCAATCATCAGTTGTGACATTTTCAGCTCCTTATGCTCGCGTCGCCAGGGTCACGAACGGGGAAAGGGTGTTGCTTCCCTTGAACGGTGTGAGGGGAAGCAACATCCACGGCTGGCCGTCGACGGCGAAGCAAAAGCGAAACGCGGTTTCTTTGTAATCGAACCGCAGGTGCATCGAGACGGCCGATTCGACGCCGCCCTGTGTGCCGGTCGCGTAGTAGCCGAGGTTGGCGAGAATGATGTCGCCCTCGGTTCCCAGCGTGGCGCAGTATTCGATCGGGATGACAGGCTTGCCCATGAGCGTTGCGTATGGTGCGCCGCTCAATCCGCCCGGTGGCATGTAGGAGGGCAGGCCCGACGCACCGACCGAAAGCGTCATCGTGTGCAGTTGCGGCTCGATGTCCTGGTTGATGTACCATGCCGTGCCTGGGGCGTTACGAGCACGATGGTGCATCCGCGAGAACATCTTGACGATGTTGGCATGCACGACCGTGGCCGCAGATTGGCCCGTCTCTTTGGCAACAGCAACGCGAGGCGAGCTGGTTCCGGCCGTGCCCTTCAGCAGACCGACAGGCTTGCCGGCCCCGCTGCCGTTCACGATCGCATCGTTGGTTAGGAATACGATCTCTTCGGTGGCCGCACGGGACAGGAACTGCCCCAATGCGTTACCGCTGTTTTTGATGAGCTTGTCGGTCTGATAAATCAGTACCGCGATCTCGTGCGGCTCGAGCTTGAGCTGCCGCAACTTGGGGATGCTCGACGTGATCTGGTCGGCTTCGTTGATCCAATAACCATTGACCCCGCCGTAGCGGCTGCCGGTTGCCCGACTGGTTTCGGCATTAGCGTTGAATGTCAGCGACTCGCCTTCTACGTCATACTGATCAGTCGCCGCGAAGAGGCTATCGGCCTCGTTGTTCAGCCCGTCCCAAATAGTCGTGCTGAACGATGGCGGGATTGCGAACCCACCGTCAGCCCCGACGGTCTGGGACATGCCGGTAGCGGCCGCCAATGGTCGCAGTCTGTCTGGCACGCCGCCGCCATTGAAGGCCGCATAGGCCACGCGGTAGAAGTCGCCGGCGCTTTTGAATCCTCGACTCGGGTCGGCCAGTACGTTGTCAGGCCCGACGTGGATGTCAGAATCGGCGTGAACCGCTCCGCCGCGTGATGCCTTCGGGCGTGGTGCGTCGTCGGCCGTGTCCACCGCGTCGATTGAGGCCAGCACCTTGAGCCGTCCATCGATCGAACCGATGGCCGTCTCGTGCCCGTCAAATGTATCCTGCTCGGTTTCGTTGAGCGGACGATCTTCGGCCTCTGCGGCCTTGACAATCCCCTGCATGGCGGACACTTCAATGCCGCGCTTGTCGCGCAACTCTTGAGTTGTCATTGGTTTGTGCTCCACTTGCCGAACCGCTCGCAAGTGGAACCGCGCAACGAAATTGGCGCGAGCCGTTCAGCAACGTAAATAGTTACGTTGCAAACAGTTCGCGCCCGCGCTTAGGCTGACGTGCTCTGTGTCGCACCTTACGGGGGCCCGGTGAACTCAGCACCGAAACAACGTGAGGCGGGTTCCTTGATTGTTCATCTATGCTATAGGGCGGCGGCTATCGTGTCAAGAAGAAAGTTCAGCAACCTTGACCCTGGCCTGTGCCCGCGCCCGACTAGCCTGCCCACGGCCACGAATCTCGGCCCGGAGCTGTCGGACAGCTTCCTCAAACGTGCCGATCTGGTCAACCAGTCCGTTGGCCACGGCTTCGGTCGCGGTGAACAATTCGCCGGTAGCCAACTTGCGGACCGCGCCCAACGGGATGCCGCGTCCACTAGCAACCGTGCGAACGAATGTGTCGGCGGCAAAGTCCACATGCTTCTGTATGTCGTCGATGACCTCTTCCGTGATCGGCACACCAGGGATACCGGCCCCCTTGATGCCCTCGCTCTTAATGACACGCACCTTCAACCCGTCACGTTCCATCTTCTCCGATGAATCGACCACGGACATAAACGCGCCGATGCTGCCAATCTTGCCCATCGCGTTGACTATCACGCGGTCGGTTTGCGATATGACCCACAGGGCGGCAGATGCTACCAAGTCCTCTCCGAACCCGAACACCGGCTTTGCCTTGGCTGCAGCCTTGATGTCGTCGGCCAGTTCGCTAGTCCCATCCACATGACCGCCGGGCGAATCGACGAGCAGTATGATCCCGGCTACGTCCTGTGCGGCGGCAGCGGCCCTGATCTCACGCCGAACGTCCAGCGTGTTGACCGTACCCTCAAACTTGCTTTGACCCTTCAACATCGTTCCGATGATCGGTACAAGAGCAATAACCCCATCCCTCGGCGATGCCGATCTTGCCTGCGCTGCTGACTCTACCGGCGCACGGCCAGACCTGATCGCGGCTACGGCGTCAATCAGCACCTGCGGATAAATCGCCCACGGCCCGGAATGGCGGGCAAAGCAATCGGGGTTCAATTCATTTGGCATAGCATGCCCTCCTATACGGATTGCGCCACAATGGCGATGATCTCAAATGCAAACTCGGCGGCATTCGTTGACGCCGTGAACTCAGAAACGATGACCGATCGCACACGCCCCTGGGCAACGTCTACCGCACGCACACTACGGTTGTCGGCGCATTGCAGCATGACGAGCGCCTCGACGCACGGGTATAGCTCGCGGGCAAGCATATCGTTTTGTTCCGTATGAAACTTCTCCGACCATGCCGTGAAGTCCGCAGGCTTGCCGGCACACCGCCTCGTTGCCGTCTCGACAGCCTTGCGTTCGCGGATGCGGATGCGGTCGATCACGGACACGATCAGCGGAGTAAAGGCACGGGCCGTCGCATCGTCGGTTCCCTGTTCTTCGCTAGGTTCGTTGCCGAACGTCGACGGCCCGGCTGGCGCGGATGGTTCCTGCATAATCTGGTCGATCGTGGTCATGCCAGATTGTAGGTAGTATTTGTCGGCCGCTTCGTCACCGATTGGATTCTCATTCTCCAGCTCGCGGATGTCGTTCGGTGACAGCGAAGCCGTGTTGAATCGTTCACGATAGTATGCTGACCGAGCAGCCGCATCACCACGGAGTAATCCCATCACGACATGCTCAGCGAATAGGTCCGGCTCAGTGATCGGCTTGAACAACTTCATGGCGACTTCGGACTCCCAACGCCGTAGCCAGGGCATGAGCGTGTCGCCGACGTATTCGAGCGATTGCTGTTCGATGTTTGAGAATGTCGCCTTGTCGAGCTGCTGTATCTTGTGCGGAGGCATACGGAACCAACGTGCTACATCATTGATCGTGAACTGCATCGTCTCTAACATTTGAGCCTCGTCGGGGTTGACGCTGAGTTGCTGCCATTCCAATCCGCCCTCCAGGAACAGCGGCCGGTGTGCGTCCGGCAGGCCCTTCGGCCACGACTTGCGCAACCGTTCGCGTGCTTGATCGTTCAGGGCATCGGCCGTCTTGAATACGCCCGTGGTCGTGGTGCCGTCCTTGAAGAATCTGGCAGAGAACTCTTGTGCGGCCAACGCTCGACCCATCGACTCGGCCCCGATCAATGCTGGCGAATAGCCAAGCACGTCGTCGCCCAGACCGCGAACGTGGAAGATGTCCGCCGACTGGATATCAACGTGCCAGCCGCCAGCGTTGCGGATACGGTAGAACAATCGGCCGTCTTCGCTCCGGCGGATCTCCATGCGTGACGGATGTATCGGGTACATATCGATCGTGCCCGGGCCCCGAACGATCTCCGCGATCCCGTTGCCCCAACCGACAGCCCACTTCGTCAGCAACTCGCGTCCGACCTGTGCGGACATTTCAGGATTGAATCGGACTTGCAGGCATCGGTACACGGGATGATCCGGCAGCGGTTGCTTGCCGCGAGGTTGCAATTTGCGATAGGTCTTGAACGGCAGTTTGCCCGTATCCTCGGCGATGTTGCGGAGCGATGCGTAGTATGCAGAGAACGCCATTGCCTTTTCAGGCGACACGGTGATGCCCGCCGAGCTTTCGGTCGAGTAGTGACTCGTGCCGGTCCATCCATGTTTGCCTGTTTGGGTGACTTGGCCCGCGAAGATTCGATCAAGTACGCTCATTGCCGCGACCCCTTGCCAATTCAATCCACAATAACGATCCGCCAACTACCGCGCCAACCCCTGCCCCGAACAGGGACGCCAGCCCGCCGACGATTGCGGTCATGGCTACGATGGCCAGGATCAGGAACGGGTAGTTCAATTCAATAATCCCCGATCGTAAACACGTTCACCTTGCATCCCGAATCGCCCGTCATGCTAACGCCGACCGCCATCGCCAGCGCGACCATCCCATCGATCTTCTCTGTGCTTCGGCCCTTATCGAAATGCACGTTGCCCTTGGGGTCGGCCTTGACCGTCACATTGCTGGCCATCCACCGCAATACCTCGTTGCCGCAGTGCTTCAACTCGCCGTCGATCGCCAGCTTGAGCAATTGCTTGCACGGTTCGTTCATGCTGACCGCACCCTGCTGGAATTGGACCATATTTACGCCATCCTCGTCGGCTAGTTGGTGCGCTAGTTGCGTTGCATTGTATGGGTCGAATCCGACCGATCGCACCTCGTGCCGCTGGGCCGCTTCGTTGACCTTGGCACGGATATAGTCATAATCGATCGTATCGCCCGGGGTCAGATCAACAAGCCCCTTTTTCGCCCAGCCGGTGTACGGTATCCGATCGCGACGACTACGCACCTCTGCATTCGATTGCGGCACCCAGAACCAGCAACGGACCGCGCCAGTCTCCGGCCAGTACAGCACGAACGCCGCCACGTCGCGAACGCTTGCCGTGTCGAGTCCGCCGAAGCATGGGCCGCGTAGCTCTCCCTCTTCGCTACATCGGTCCCAAGCATCCATCGGCATCCAACGCACGGCCTGCTCGGTTTCGGCATCCAAGTGCAATCGTTTGAACTCATTCTCTAGCAACGGATTCTGCTGAGCGGCCGCACAATCGCGACGCAATGCCTCACGGTCAACGGTGACATCAATGCCCGGGTTACATTTCTCCCACGTCGATTCGGCCGTCCAATCGTCGCCCTCACCAGGCTCGTAGATCACCGGCAGGAACGCCGAGTCTGGGACCGTGCCGTCACGAACGGACTGAGCGTGCTTCCACTTCTCGTTGCACACGGACGGACGGGCATAGTCGCGGGTAGTGATGTGCAGCAAGAGCGGCTGACGTCGGCCCTTTTTCGCGAAGGCCGACTGGAACGCTTCCATCAACGCCCGGCCGTGCCAAGCGTGCAGCTCTTCGCATATCACGATATGCGGAGCGTACCCGTGCTTGCTGGCCGCGTCGGACGAAACCACCTTGAAAATGCTTGCGGGGTCGGACTTGAGAAACACGGACTTGTAAGAATGCCGCATATTACAGCGGCTGTCCATGTCCTCGTCGCGATCGATCATGCCGCGTGCGTGACGGTAGACTAGGGCCGCTTGATCCTTTTCGGATGCAGCGACGTATATCTGAGCGCCAGGTTCGTTGTCGCAGAACAGACCATACAGGGCAATACCAGCCGCCCACGGACTCTTGCCATTCCCACGAGGCACGCCGACAAAGCACTCTCGGAACCGTCGCGTACCGTCGGCGCGTTTCCATCCGAACAGATTACCGACTACGGCCTGCTGCCATTCGGCGAGGATGAACGGCTGGTCCGCGAAGGTGCCCTCGATGTGATGCAAGCACTCGGCAAAAAAGTCAATCGCTTTCTGCGCAGCCGCCTCGTCGAACCATTCACCCGGCCCGGCCGTGGCAAACGGATCGTATCCGGGCACGAGCCGGAGTATGCGATCGAAGTCAGTTGCGGTTGCCATTGTTCCCATCGCGTTGCGTCATGCCCCTTGAGACAAGCAATTCAACCGCAGCATTAACGGTGCCGTACATGCCGCTCCAGCCACCGTGCTGGAACTCGCATTCCACATCTACCGCGTCGTCAACCGTGTGCCAGTCTACACGAATGCAAAGCCACTTGCCGTCGTCGGATCGGCGGCAAACAAGGTCGCGAATCATGCTATCGACGGCAGCTATGTCCGCCACGGTGTCGCGATAGATGACGTTCGGGATGTTAGTTATGGTTGCTTGCATTGGTCCTA